TAAAGGTGTCAAGCATTTTGCGCAGAATAGTTGACATAATGTTCTATTAAAGACACAAAACCCTATCGTTCTGTATCATCTTTGGTTTCTAATTTCTCAAGCGTGTCCTTCAGTATCACATTCCAAGACCATTTGTCCTTGTCAGCGTTCCAAAGTTTATCATACATCTCAAGTAATATCTCTCTATTTGTCATTTTACCCTTGTTTTGTTACAAACAATTAACATTTTTACCCTTATTTTGTGACAATTTAAGGTTCATCGTTGTGAGGATTAAAGAAGGGGGGCAATGCCCCCCTACTATTATTTAACAGAAAAATGGAAATTAAAAAGGTAAATCAGTGTCGCTATCATTTACAGCTGCTGCACGAGGTTTCATCTCACCTTGCAACTGGATGTACTTACCACCATCACGCTTGTCCTTGATCTCTAGGTTTACCCAACCCTTGTCGTTTTTAGCGTTTGATAATACTTCAAAATCTTGTGGGCCTAATGCCACCTTAACGATTTCACCATACTTGGTGGTTACTACGTTTGTCTTTCCAACGAATACTTTGTCGCTCATCTTAATTTAATTTAGTTACTTGTTATTAATTCTTTCAAATGGTTGTACCTTCCTTCCAGGTACACATACTTCTCATACAGTGTATTAATCTTAGATGTTATAGCCTCCTCTGAGAAGTCCTCGTAGGTAGCAATAAAATCAATACACTTTTGGAAATACATCTCATATCTTCTGTCAGCTAACCTAGCCTTATGACCATCCATATAAGAGGATACTCCCTTCACATCGGTGTTGGTGATACGTGAGATTTCCCTCACACCAAATCCGTAGTAGGCAAGTACAGCACAAGACAATGCTCGTACCAATACTATGTCCTTTGTCTTCTTAGATCCTACGATATCTGCAATGCTCTTTCCAGAGACAGAAGCACAAGCGTGTAGGATTACATTCTCTTGATTATTAAAGTTCGCCATAACGTACATTATAAGGGTTAAATTCTTGATTCATAAACAGCTCCTCGTACATCTGAATAGACCTATTAAATTCCATCTCTCCAGAGTACAAGAACTCATCGGATGCTTTGAATATACCCACCTCATAAGGAAATTCCTTTTCTACTACAAGGAAATAAAATTCATCCACTCCAAAGATTTGACTATAAAGATATGCTTGTTGGTTATACATCATCCACCTTGCACCCTTCTTAAAATCCTCAAGAGATTTAGCAGTGGTCTTTAAGTCTACGAGGTAAGTAGTATCACCATCAAAGACTAAAGCATCTGCTTTTCCCTTGAACTTTAATTTAGCAAAGGTCGGAGTAATGTGTTCCATAATTCCTGGAACCTCAGCCTCAAAGCGCAGTCCCATTAATTCCTTAACCTCGTCAAGCTTGTTAAGCTTGTTAAACATATTGTGAACTGTATCGTAATCCTTCTTAGGGAGTACAAGTTTACCACTATGCTCTAGCTTAAATTCCTTATAGTCATTTCCTCTTCGTGTTCCGTTCCATAAGACAGTGTTATCGATACCTTCAAGAAATAAAGAATGAAGGGCTGTACCCACATCAAAGAAGGAAGCTGAAGGATAAGACCACTTTCCTTGTCTCATTAAATGAAACTTAGTTGGTGATTGTCTTAGTAGCTTTAGCATACTGTTAGACAAATACTCTTTGTCAGCGTAGTACGCCTCATCATCCTTAAATTTCTCTAGTGCATCCATTATAACATATCTTCTAAAGCGTAAATCAAATCGCCTAAAGCGTGACGATCAATGCTCATTAAAAACACAGTCTCTCCGTAGAGTTTCTGCCAAACACGAACATCTTCTATGTCCTGGTTTTTTTCAAATACGATTTCAAATCCCTCGCCATTCTTAAGGCTAAGTTCTTTGACTTCTTTATCTGAATACTCCTCTGGATTAAAATCCATTAAGCAGATAAGATTTCTTTCTTAATCTTTGCAGTAACCTTGTACCCTGAGAGCGCATTCTCTACTGCTGATTTCTTACCATCTTTAACGGCTTCAATCATACGAGACTTAACCTCATCGGTAAGTTCCTTTAAGGAAGGAGTCGGCGTAGCCGTAGCTTTAGGTTGAGCCTTAGGCGTTGAGTTCTGCTTTGCGATAGCAATCGCCACCTCGTTTGAAGATGCAATAGAAGTGTCAATACCAATACCGAGATTAGCCAATGCACGACCCCAAGCACTTGTCTCACAATTCTCAACATAGCTTGTCTTGTTAATGTAGCTTGAAGATTTATCTTCTTGTGCAAATCCAGTAGCTATCACCATACCATCTGCGTTACAGATAGTGGCACGAATAACACAGGAATTCTCATCCAAGTGTACTACCTCAGTGGACAGAGACCATCCATTGTACTTCTCTTCCAAGCGGAAGAACTTGATTCTTTCGTTAACCTCAACATACTCTTTACCCTTGATGTTTGTGGTCTTAAACTGATACTTACTCATAGTTAATTATTTAAAGTTACACTGCTAATATAATACATTACAACACTATTCTAACACTTCTTGTGCTTTCATTATCAACAAGTTGTTAACTTGCTCCTTAGATAAACCACTGGTTCTCACTGCGTTATCTATGTCAGTGACAAACCTTTCTCTGGAAATCTTACTATGCTCAAAGATAGATTTAAAGACTGATGACCACTGCTCTAAGGAGTCTATGGTGTAGGGGTCTCTTACATCAAGCAAGGATCTAACATTCTTATTGGCGTGGATTATCGTAGCGTGATTCTTCTCTGCCAACCACCCGATTGTGTTGTACTTCATCTTGTACTTTTGCCTAAGAATAAAGAAAAGACATTGTCTCGCTGTAACTACGCTCTGTATCCTGCTCTTTTCTGAGACGTTGATACCTGTCCTCATCTGATAGACCTTGACTAGCTGACTGTACTTGGCTTTCGTAACTATTCCTAATCTCTCTACTTGTTTTAACTCTTTCATTTTCTTCTTTTATTATTTTTTTAAATTTTGTTCTTACTCTGTACTTTGCTAGGTTCAGTATACGGGGTTCTACATCGTGCCGTTCCGAGACATCCCTCACGCTATCTCCTAGTAGCATACACTCTTCTAGGAATATATGTTCTACGGGACTCTCTATGCGCTCTCTAAGTGTCTCTAACAATGTATCGTAACCTCCATACTCTTGGTCATAAGAAACGCAGTTAGCTTCGTACTTGTTGTAGCTACCATCTTGATCCTTACCAGAGGTATAGATTAAATCTGCCTCAAGCATTGTCTCAACTCTCATCTTTGTTCTGTACGGCTTCACAGCTGTGAGTATTCCGTAGCGTACACAACTCATCACTGTCGCTACAAGATGACTTTCATCGTCAAACACATCACCGTTTTTCTTGGTGTAGTTTATTATATTCACTGCTGAGAAATACCTCGCATCGTTTACTGCATCATCGTTAAAGAACGTGTACCCATAGTGCTTGGCGCAGTAGTGTATGAATCTGTTGTTGCTTGGGAAGAACTCCTTTAATTTACTTTCTGTTAGCTTCATAGGTATTATAATATATATTAATATAATAATAATAAATAATAATTATATAATATATTATAGAGAATCCCCCTAAAGGGGATTCTAATATAATAATTATACTAATATAGTAATTATACTATTATAGTAGGGTGTTTAGAGGGATAATATTACCTCCCTACAAAGCTCTTGTGGTATCTTACTCCTCTCGTAATTACCTTTTAATCCTTGAGTACCTGTACGAGATCCTCGTGGTGCAGATACGTGGCAAGGGTCTCCGTTCTTACACATTCCTCTAGGCAACCATTTCTTATTGTTTGTCCAAATATCTGTAGGCTTCATCCTGGAATCTCCGTACTGACAATAAGTAACTGTCCGTCTAAAATTATTAGGCATAAAATCCATCTTACGCAACATACCTCTGGGATTCTCTATGTAGTAGTAGAGTCTTGGATTATGCCAAGTGTAGTGTTGAATAATCTCTAAGGTCTTCTTAACCATATCTATACCTTTGATTGCATTCTCTGTCTTAGGCGTTCGGTCTTTGTTCCAATGCCTACCAATACTCGCAACACTAAAGGATGTGCAAGGTGGTGATGCCCATATCATATCGGGGATGAATGGTACTTTCATATAATCAAAGTCCATTATATCTGTAACGTAATCGATGCCTTCAAAGGCTTCTATATCTACAGAGAAAACCTCGTGACCTAAAGCCTCAGCTTCCTTTCCAATGCTACGGCTACCCGCAAATAATTCTAGTATTTTCATAACTATTCTTTTATGTATTTATCGTACAATGAACTATACTCTTCCATAATTAAAACCCAATCCTTAAGTGTGATCTCCTCTTCACAAAACTCTTGTGCTAAGTCTTTTGCTCTTGGGTCAAACATATTGTAAGCCCCTATCTCTTGTACCTGTAGGTACGCTATAAATTTCTCTTTCATTTTATTTGTTTTTACATTTGACATTCTAATACCCACAACTCATAGAAGTATTCATCGTCTATGTGAGTGATGTGTGGTTCATTATCTCTTTCTTTTAAATCCATCTGTTCCATCAAAAATTAGTATAAATATTCCTATTGTAATAAACCAAGCAATCAAAATGCATATGGCATCAAGTAATAATATCATTAGTATTTAATTAGTTTTAATCTACGTTCATACTTGCGAATAAGACTCGCACAATTAACCATATACTTCGTAGTGTTTTCTGTCCACCCTACGTTTGTACTCTGCATTGTAGTGTTTATTATCTCCCAATGCAAGTCTCTTATCGTACTCTGTAAGTAAGATATGTGTCTACGTTTTCTTAAGTATCTGTTCATTAGTACCAGGAGTATTTGTTAATTGGATAGAAGTCATCTTGGTCGGGAACAAACTCATCGTTGTCCATATAATACCACCGATTATCTTCTGATTCCCAATACACTTCTCTACCATTCATCTCATCAATAAATGTAGGCTCCTCCTCAAGGAACACATCCTCAAAAGTAGATACGTATATACCATAGGCATTAGATTCTTCTTCACCTTGAATCTCAAAATCTAAGTGAGGGTATTTCTCTATCATCTTTACAATGATTGGTCGAGGATCTGCCCAAGCAGTTCTTAGATTGTATTGATAGGAATACACATTTTCTAAATCAGAAATAACCCAACTATCATCAACCGATGCGTTCCACTTTGTACCCCAATTATCTATATTCCAACGATACCAATTAGGTAGTCCATTGTCCTCACAATGCTTTTCTTCTTTGACTCCTAAATTACCTCTAAATATATTCTCAGGCTGAGGTATAAAATGGTTGAAGTCAAACTCATAACCCTCTGTGTCATAGTCCTTTGAACCTTTAACATTCTGTACAAATTCCTGTACATCTTCTTTCTTTCCGCTCACATCTAGTGAGAAATAAAACCAATTAGGCATAGTATTTTAATTAAATAAGTTAAACAATTCTCTTGTAATAGTGTAATCTTCAATAATAGCTGAAGACCATTGGTCAGCCATTGCCTTAGCAATACCCTCAAAGGTCTTACTTCTAAGTGTTCTCCTTTCTTCGGGAGTCTTAGCATTTGATAGTGCATCGTAGTACCACTTTGGTTGACGCTTTTTCTTACCATTCTTGTCGATCCATTCTATCATCTCTCCCTTTCCTACTACATCTGTGTGTACAAGGTCGGGTAAGTTCTTTGTCCAAAGGCAAGTCTTCTTAGATGCCTCGTCTCCAAACTGATAGGGTTGAATGATTTGGTCGGGCTTTCGTATCTGCGTTGAGATAACGCTGACTGGATTTTCTATTGCTATGTATTCAATAGGAGCATCCATAAGTTTACGAACAAACGCTAAACCCTCAGCTTGTTTTACCCACCTCTCTTCGTTTCTACTGCCGTCTTTATTGTACAACCATCGTGCACCACTAACGGCTAAATAAGTACAAGGGGGGTGTGCTATCATCAAGTCCCAATCGTATGAAGAATCGTATGCTATCTGTAAAGCATCTCCCTTGATGTGCCACTCAGGATTTCCACCACTACTGTCTAATAAATCACAGCTATAAGCGTTATGTCCTAGTGCTCTAAATTGTTTTGTTACCGCTTGAGATTCCTCACAAGCTACTAATACATTCAGTGTCATAATTTGCTATTTAATAATTGATTATGTGCTTCTCTTAATTGTTCTAACGCTTCCTTAGTTCCTTTGTACTTATAAGATAGACTTTGATACTCTGTTCTCGCATCTTCTACCTTATCCTTAAGCAGTAGTAAATCGTTACATCTTGTCTCGTGTATAGATACAAATCTATCGAGCTTCTGTAACAACTTAACCATATCTTTACTATCCTCAAAGAGCTTGGATATTTCAACAAACTCTCCGAGAATAGAATACAATAAACTAAGGTCTGCTTTGATAATTAAATCATCTGCCGTCTTACGCATTTCACTTTATCACTTTAGTGACAACCGAGTCGGTGTATTTATAACCACTGAAAGTTAAGCTGACAATTTTCTCTGGGATCATTGCAGTGTAACGCTTACGATTATTGTCCCATATAGTTAAAACCTTTGGACTACTAACTCCCGTTCCTTTGGTAAATTTATGCACTCCAAATCTTCCATTAATCTTGGTCGTAGTTCCATCTTTTTTGATGTATTCTGCGCCAAAGATTTTACCACTTTTCTTTAATTTCGGTACTACAATTTCTAGAATTTCTGTTCTCATTTTTCTTTTGTTTTTAAGGTTTATAATTTAACAAGCACACCACGCACAACCCACATATTCATTTGTCGTATCTTTAATAACATAGAGTACACGTTTCTCTCCGTTCTCTGCTACCCAATCTTCAAATTCGCTTTCTTCTAGCTTGAAGGTTTTGTCTACAAATTCGTGGCAGGTGTCAAACCAACCACTATATGGATCGTTTCCATATCCGCTATTCATAATTTTTACAGCGGCTTCCTTAGCCGTTGTTGCCTTTACTCTAATTGTTTCTAATGTTGCTCCCATTTTAATTGTATTTTAATTGTTTATATTATCTTCAACTCTTTCTATAACGATTGCTATATTAATTGCACCGCTATCTTCATATACTCTTCGTGCTTGTCTTGCATCTTGTATATTATCGAATATAAAAGGAGCTACTGTTTCTTTGCCCTCTTTTGTATATACTATTCTGAACTTTAACATATGTATTTATTTTACAGTGAATATGTGCTTGAATTGTAATAGCGTTGATTGGCTTACTGCACCGCTACGCTCTGCATCTACTAACAAATCTGTCATCTCATCTTGTACTTTAAACAAGGTTTCTTGGTCAAGCATATCTTTATATAAGAGTCCGCTCTCGTTGTGAATTACTGCTAATTTTTTAAGGAATTGATTAAGTGTCATAATTTATATTTATTTAAAGAAGCCCTCAGCTTCAAGGTTATTCATTTGGTTATCGTAAAAGTCCTCAATCTCACTAAATGCTGATTCATTTAAGTTCTCAATCAGCCATTCAACTTCG